TGCTTACAAGATGCGTAAGCTCATCTACGCTCCCGTCAACAAGAAGCTTCATTCAGCTTCGCAAGAGCTTTGCGTACTTTGAAGACGTTCCAGCGGTAGGTGTCCCTGGAGCGGGTCTCAGGAAACGCTGCGTAGTGCGGTCCAAGCTTTAGGGTGCCGTCATCACGCATACGGAAGAGTTCCTTGCGATCGATGCCAAGGACCTTTTCCGCTTTGTGCACGGGAAGCCAGGTGCTGCTGGAAGCCATTGTCAAGTGTTTGTGGCTGACTTTTTCAGGTTACACATCCAACACAAAAAGTCAATGGATTTAAGGTTTTCTTTAGGGTTCCCGTTAGTTTTGTTTCTGGCTTAACCAAAGTAGAATTAGTGTAACGGCAGTTGAATAATGTTTGCAAGTGCGGAAGAACCTCTCGCTCTACTTGTAGAACTAACTCCCAAACTTGCCAAAAAACGATTTCGAGAAGAGATATACAAAGCCTGGAACCATGAATGTGGTTATTGCGGTGATACCGCAACAAGTTTAGATCATATCGTACCAAGGTTTAAATCAGGTTCTTCCAATTGTCACAACCTTCTTCCTGCTTGTCGTCGTTGCAATTCAAATAAAGGAAGCGATGACATGGAAGAATGGTACTTAAAACAAGAGTTTTTTTGCCCAGAAAGAATGAAAAATATTAGGGCATGGAGAAACCGGAACGTTGTTTCTTTGTTTCCTGATGATTTAGAATATTTAAAACCTGGATTGACAGAAGCATAAGCTTTTAACGTTATGGAGTTTAACGCTTTTCCCATACCAAAACTACCGTCTACAGAAACAACTAATACAGAAGAGTTTGTTGCTTCTCCACAACCAGAATCACAACCCAAAAGAATAAGCAGTGCAGAAAAATACCGGGAAGAAAGGCGTTCTTTAACAGATGCCGAAGTTCAAGCATATAGAGAATTATTGTTTGGTGGACAGGCCTATGCTGATTATGTCGATGCACACAGTGATTTAAGTGAGGCATACGATAGGTATCTAGCGAGTAACGCTAATAATACCCAAGCAATGACAAAAGGTGAATGGGGAAAACAGCATTATGAAACATACGGAAAAGAAGAGCAAGGTCGAAATGTCAGCATGCTTACTGACGAAGCAAAAGAATCAAGACTTGATTCACTTATTCAGGGAATCTCTGATGTTCAAGGAGAAAAACAATTTAGGGCACTCACTTTAGATGTATTAAAGCAAACAGTAGATGAACTAAACAAAGCCAAAGCCCAAGAAAACAAAATGGCATTATTTCAGGGTATGCCAGGGTTTAGTGACATCTCTAATATGAAATCAAATATTGTAAATTCTTTTATTGGTGATTCTGGATTAGGGGGGTATTTGTCGATTATGGGAGGAAAAGATCTAAAAGAAAAACTAGAAAATACTATTGGTGGTATTGTGGGTACCGACAACAGTGTTACATATAATTGGCAAAAATGGTTTGATGAAACGCTCACTAAAAGGTATGAAGAGTTAAGTGAAGTTGAAGACCCTGTTGATGCCGAAAAAACATATCAAATAGAAAAAGAATATGCACAGACTTTTATCAACGATTACCTTAAACCTCGATTTGATTACTCTCGCTCAATGAACGAATTTATAGATTATATTGACGTAGATCCAAGCAATGAAAACATATTACAAACTCAAACAGTTTCAAATAAATTAAAAGAAATTGGGCGTCTTAAGACACAAAATTTCCTTGAAGACTTGCAAAAAAACTCTGGTGGAATAGGAATATTTGATGCTGATTTTTATTTTAATCCTACAGGAGGCACTTTAGAAAAAGAACCACTATACCAAGAGCAAAAAGCAAGAGTTGATAGAGATTGGACGAAAGCCAAAACAAACCCCAAAGAAATAGTTAATGGAAAGACCTGGGAACAATGGTCTTATGAATATGGTTTAGACCTTAACAGTAAAGAAGATTTTGCGAAATTACATTATGATTTAATTGGTAAATTAGCCAACTTTGATCCGTCTTCTGATTTTGCAACTTCAAAAGATTTATTGAGATATTTAAATGAAGAGCTTGCTCCAGAATTACAGAAAGAAAAATCTAGTTTAGGTGAAAATGTGTTTTTAGATTTTGTTCCTGTAGAACAATATACAGATGGCTTGATTGGTAACATTGATAGTTTTACAGAATTTGATGAGAGCTGGAATAAGTTTTTTGAAGAAAATGGTATTAACCCTGAAGAAGGCTTAGAAGAAACAAAAAAACTAGTAAAAGAAGTTTTAAGAACGGGTTCTGCTTCTGATATACGAATGGGAATTGAAGCTTTAAACAAACAAAAGAAAAAACCAACACAAGAACTTTTAGGTATTGAGTATATCCAAAGAGACGAAGATTATGTTCCAGTAGAAAAGTATGAATCTGATTCTTATCTTTACAAACTAGCGCAAAAGTCAGGATATGAAGGAACAGAAGAAGAGTTTTATGAAGAAGATTTTATGGAAGGCATTACTCCAGAAGATCAGAATTTCATTAGTGATGTAATGAGTGGAGACTTTTTAAAAGATTTTAAAGATATATCTTTGGATGGAGATCCTTTTTCTGCATTTGGTTTAATGGATTCCATCGAATCAAAGTTTGATCTATTTGGAACAGAAGAAAAAGAAACAGAAGATTATAATGAAGAGGAAGAAAAGACTGATTATTTTGATCTCTTTGGAGACAGCGAAGAAGAGGAAGATGATCAAAGCTTTGGATCAATAGTCTCATTATTTGGATAAAAATGTCAGACAAAAGAAAAAAAGCAGCTAAGGCAGCAAAAATACACAAAGATTCAATGCCTTGCAATAAACCAAAGAAAACACCTGGACATAAAACAAAATCACATGTAGTAAAGGCATGCCAGGGGGGAGAAGAAAAAATTATTCGTTTTGGTCAGCAAGGGGTTAAAGGCGCAGGTAAAAACCCTAAAACAGAGAAAGATAAAGCTAGGAAGAAATCCTATTACGCCAGGCATAATGCTCAAGATCCTAACCCAAGCAAGATGTCAGCCAGGTACTGGTCGCACCGTGAGAAATGGTGAGTATAGCAATTATTGAATAAATTAGATACAATACAGATAATTATGCCTGTACGCAATGTCCGATTACTCACGGGCAATTAAACTCATCAAGCTCTATGAGGGGTTTAATGAACGGGCATACCCCGATCCAGAAACCGGTGCAGAACCTTATAGCGTAGGCTACGGTACTCAGTTTTATCCTGATGGTTCACCAGTGAAGCAGGGTAATTGTTGTACCAAACAAAAGGCGGCTGAATATCTGTTAAAAGAAGTCCAAGTCATTGCAGATGATTTAAGACAACTCAACTTGGGGCTAGATCACTCTATGAAGGAAGCGCTGGTGTCCTTCATCCACTCAATTGGTTGGGACCCTTTTCTTTACAGTGACATCATTGATTACTGTGACAAAGAAGAATGGATTTCAGCAGCAGAGGCCATGACCCATTGGGTCTTTGATAATCAACACAAGGTCATTGGTAACCTCGTGGAACGACGCAGAGAAGAAGTACGTCTATTCCTATCTGAGATGAATGCCAATGCCTGGACCTCAGGAGAAGTACTACTGAAGGCATTCAGGTTGTATTCTGCAACACCTCATGAAATCAGAGCAATCAGGAATCTTGAGAACCAAATTAATCCATATGTACTAGCTGAGTTCAATAATCAGTTTCATCTTGCCGACGAGGATTCAGATTACAAGTCATGGGAGTAAAATAAAAGAAGCGATCGGATTACGCATGGGACAATCTGCAGAAACAAGGGAATTTGAAATGCCCCTTCATTTGCAGCTCGCCATGCGTCGGGCTGAACTTGAGGCACAAGAATTAACCTGGGATCAGCTTGTAGTCGCACTCTTAAACCTCTATCACCAGCGGCTCCTGGAGATTCAAGCAGTAAAAGATATGCTGCAAGAAGAAGGGATTGAATTAGATTTTGATATCCCTACAGACATTGAACTCGCCCAGCTTGCAATGGCAGTGGGCGAGGATGAATATGATGACGATGATGAGGAAGGACTTTGCAGCCCGTTTTAGGGCTCATCATCCACCATTGAGATCAAACGATCAAGATACCACTTACACTTCCGCAGATCTTCAATACCCCCTTTATCACGCCACCTCCAAAGGTACTTGGCGCAGTTACCTTGCAGGAATCCTTTATATCCTTCTGGCGTTAACTGCGCTTCGATACCTTCAATGCATTCAATACCTGCGTTATTGTAATGTTTGGGTTTCAAAACATTATCAAATAATTCAGGACGCTTTTTTTCTACGGCCCAGGGCACAGGACAAACGCCGCCAGGGCAATCAGTAGTTGCGTCGGTATCTACCGGCTCAAACCACGACGTTTCCGAGACATCTCCATCTCCTCCTCGCTGGGTTCCGCATCCAGTTCGATCATCAATGTCCGAGGCTGGGGCATCGCACCCATCGTAATCCCTTCCTCCGCACTTGGAATTGTTCCCGTCACACCGCATCGTTTTTGCATTGGGTCTAAAGACAGGTTCATCCTAGGACGAGTTTCCTGTGTGGCAACTAACCCACGGTTGTATTGGTCATAAAGAGGCACGTCTGCTTCCTCATTATCCAGCTCTTGACCAAACATAGATGCATCAAGCATCCTGCTTTTAACTTCATCGTTTGATTCGATGAAAGCATCTAAGAAACGATCCATGCTTTTTATAAATCTAGGTTGACCTCAATTAGAATTCTACTATGGCAAGCTTTTCAGATCCCACTTATAATCGCGCTAAAGATTCGGCTAGTTCAGGTGGATACGTCACTGACCTGAACCCTGAACGAAGCTACGATGTTGACGTAAGACGCCTGGATGAAGATGAGAGAAGTACTGCGGCCATTGCAGACACTCGCAATGAAAGAAAGCAGAATCGTGTTCGTAAGTTTCTGAAAGCAGCAAAATCTGCTGGTAAGTATCGCCAGAAGCGACAGATTGATGAGCCATTGGTTGACGGGTCTCCAGCACGATATGACATGGGTGATCGCATGGGGCCTGCTGGTGGTATGAAGTATGCAGCTAAGCCCCAATCGTTTTCAGGTAGATCGTACGACTTCTTCTAGACTTTGCTAACCACAACTTCTAGCGGCTGCCCCTGGTACTTACCAGACCTAGTTTCGTACGTAGTGCTGCACGGTTCACCGCGGAAGAAGATCAGTTGGCAAATACCTTCATCTGCATAGATGCGATTAAAGAGTCCGGTGCAGTTACTGATCTCAAGCGTAAGATGACCTTCCCATGCAGCTTCAATAGGTGTCAAGTTGGCAAGGATACCTGAACGCGCATAAGTGCTTTTACCAATAGCCAAAGCAGTAACATCTTCTGGCATCTTAAGACACTCTTCTGCTACACCAAGGCAATAGCTATATGGCGGCAACAGAAAGTATTGACCACGCTCATCTGTATGCAACTCAGCAGGTTTAAGGATGTCGCGGTTAAAATCTTTGGGATCGCAATCACCTTCTGAAGGGCGGCCAAAGATCAAACACTGCTTAGGAGAAAAGCGAATATCATAGCCGTATGAGCTTAACCCATAGCTAATAACTTTTTTACCATCCTTAACGCGAACAAGTTTTTCCTCAAAAGGAGTAATCATACCCTGCTTCAGGGCTAGTTCTTTGATTTCTTTGTCGCTCAGGATTGACATACTGAATCAGTCAGTTCAACCAATATAACCCAAATTCCTTGGTAAAACATTAAGAGAATTTAAACAAGCACCTTGCCTTTTTCTGAGTAGATCTGCACGAATTCCTGTGTTTTTTCTTCTACGTTTTCTTTGGGATGCAAATACACCACTAAGCTGCAGGCGGTATTCATGGCTCTTGTTGAACCATCTGCATAATAATGCCTGATCAAAGAGGGTCTTATCTTGAGAATGCAGACAGGATGATCGAACATATCCTGCCCGTACATAATCATGTCCGGGAAATTCGTAAAGAAGATTGCTTGTTCAATCTCATTTGCCAACCATTTCTTTTTCAATGTGCGCCACCAAAGCGCATGACCTGATGTCAACGTAGGAGATAAACCCCTGGTAGCCTTCCATCTATCATTTTTTTTATCCCAGAAGTATGACTTGCTGGGAGGAAACAAATACACCTTGCCGTACCAGGGCATGTCATTCAGCCCATCTTCTTTTGGTGTGTAGAAGTTTTTAGCACCAACGTATTCATTAGCCTTAACTGAACTTGCGGGATCCAGGTCAATCTCACCCAAGATTAGATGAGCAGAATCAACAAGATCACGATTTGTAATCCATTCAAAATCTTCGGTTCTTGTATTGCCCCTACGAAGCCCCATCAGCAGTCTTGTTGTAATCGATTTCCAAATATCTTAACCCAGTATCGTCGTTGATGATGTAACCTGCTTTTTCATCTGGCTTAATGCGTTGAGCAGCACTGAGGATACGCCTAAAGGTTTCCGCAAGGTCGCCCTTATTCTCTGAATCAAGCTTATCCGCAGCAGAACTCAATTCTTCAAGCGTCATCCACACCACAGCACGTTCTTGGCCTGGTTGCATGCACATAACTCCTGGTCCTTCAGCGTCCCAGAATCGGGTGTAATGTTGACCCATATCCGCAAGGATCAACTTCATTACAGTGTCAAGCATTTTTGCTTCTGTGGGATCAGCCG